AAAAGATGAGGATTATTTCATTAGTGATAATGTAAATAAACCAAGCCATTACCAAGGCTCAAAAGGTCTTGAAAGTATTGAAGTGATTGATAATTTTATTGGTAACTTAATTGGTAAGGCTGCATGGTGTTGGGGAAATGCAATCAAGTATCTACTACGTTTCCAAAAGAAGAACGGTATTGAAGATTTGAAGAAAGCTAGAAAGAACCTTGATTGGTTGATTGAGGAGCAGAATCATGAGAATTAAGACAGCAAATGGCTCTATCGTCAATGTTAATAAAACAAAGCGTAGTATCACGATTGAAGGAATTGAGTTCGGATCAGATTGTCGTGCTTTGGTCTCTAAACATAGAGATGGTACAGGGACTATTACATTAGTCTTTGATGGAAAAGTTATTTAAAAATTCAATAGGCTTAGAAATATTACATGGCATAGAAAAGAGGTGAACGATGCCTTTCTTTCCTGATATTAATGAATCAAAAACAAAAGAAAATGCCAAGAGAATTCTGAGAGGATACCTTAGATGGAGAAGAGTGGCCAATGACATAGATGGACAGAAGGTAACAACAACCTACTCATTTATGCCACGGTCTCAATCTTCAGTCAGGATTAGCCAGGTTGAGAAATTAGCCATCCGAAAAGTTGATGCTGAACTTGAACTTGATGCGATTGAACAAGCAGTAAGTGGTCTACATGATCCCCTCTATCGTAGAATACTTTTTGAAAAATACCTTCAGTGGGATTGTAAGAAAGATGAAGCAATCTTAATGGATTTATCACTTTCAGAAAGTTCTTATTACGATATTTTAGACAGGGCCTTAATGGCATTTGCTGAATTATATCGCAATGGTGAACAAGTTGAAATTTTGGAATAAAAATGGAGTTTTCTTGGAGTTTTTTTGGAGTTTTCTTGGAGTAAATTTGGAGTAAGTTCGGAGTAAATATATAATTTAATGTGCTAAAATTATATTATGAAATAATTATGAAGGCAGGCACAACCTGCCTTTTGTTGTAGTTTGGAGGTGATATTGTGAGAAAAGTAGAACCTATTCGTGAACTTGATGACATTGAGCGAATGAAAGATTATTTGAAGTCAAAGAATGAGCGAAACTACGTTCTGATTATGTGTGGTCTGTACTCTGGAATGCGCATCAGCGATATCATACCTCTGCAGGTCAAACAAGTAACAGGTGATAGAATAGAAGTCGTCGAGAAGAAGACAGGAAAGGTCAAGCGATTTGCCATCAATCCAGAGTTAAGAAAGACTTTAAATCACTACATAAGAGAAAATAACCTTCAAGGGTATGACTATCTATTTCCGAGTAAGAAGAAAGTTAGGATAGATGGTGTGCGTATAGCGCATATTGGAAGAGTTGCAGCTTATCAAATTTTAAAACAAGCTGCTGAACATGTTGGTCTGAAGAATATTGGAACACACTCGATGAGAAAATCATTTGGCTATCATCATTACAGACGAAATCAAAATGTAGCGATTTTAATGGAGTTGTTCAATCATTCATCACCAGATATCACACTTGATTACATTGGCATTAAGCAAGATGAATTGGATGATTCGATGATGAATTTTAGCTATTAAATACCTATTTATTTTACATATTGAGAAAATGTAAATTAGTATTTAATAAAATAGATGTAAGCACTTGCTACGATTGATGTTTAAGGATGTTGATTTTATTTAACAGAATATAAGATATGTTAAATATACGAGGGTGCCAGAGATTAAAAAACACCCCCTCCTAGATTTAAAAAAACACCCCCTCCTACATCATAGAATTCCACCCCATACCCACTAAAAAGAAAGGCCCCTCCCTAAATGAATACCCCCCAAGAAAGACCAGACCGGAGTGGTCCTCACCGAGTCGCTTTTGAAAAGAATAAGAAGATTATTCTTAAGACAAGAAATACTTGTGGGATTTGTGGACTACCAGTAGACAAGTCATTGAAGTATCCACATCCTTTGTCACCAGTCATTGACCACATCATTCCAATTAATCGGAACGGTCATCCATCAGACATCAATAACCTACAGCTTGCGCACTGGCAGTGCAATAGACAGAAGTCTGACAAGCTTTATGCTGACGATAAAACAACAAGTACAACTGTTGTTGGCAACAGGAACTTGCCACAATCAAGAGATTGGACAAAATATAAATCTTAATAAAATAAAATATAAAATAAAATACAAAATAAAATATAAAATATAAAATTATTTTTTTAAGAAAGATATAAATTAACAGAATACTAGATTTTTAGAAAAATGGAATGTATGAGGAAAGTCCTAGCTATGGATAGGGGGGTATCCCCCTCCCACTAGGCGCTCGAGGGCTTCACACCGTCACTGTACATATTTTTTCGCGCCAAATCATCACAATGAAAGGAGAACGGTTTGGAATTAAGAGGAATTGACTATCTCAGAAAAAAGTTGAATCTCTATCAGAGTAGGGTTAACCTGAGATATAAACATTATGCGATGCAGCATCATGAATCTCCGTTAGGAATCACAATTCCTGCTCATATCAGAGTTAAATATAAGTCTGTCCTTGGATGGGCAACTAAAGGTGTAGATAGTCTTGCAGATCGTTTGATTTTTAGAGAATTTGCAAATGATGATTTTGAAGTTATGGAAATCTTTAATCGCAACAATCCTGATATTTTCTTTGATAGTGCAATTTTGGCAGCATTAATAGGATCTTGCAGTTTCATCTACATTTCTAAAGGTGAAGATGAAGAAGTGAGATTACAAGTTATTGAAGCTAGTAATGCTACTGGAGTGATTGACCCTATTACAGGTTTGCTCTTAGAAGGATATGCAGTACTAGCTCGTGATGATTATAATCAACCAACGCTTGAAGCGTATTTTGAACCAAATGCCACTCATTTCATCCCTAAAAATGGAACTCCATATTCGGTACTAAATGAAACTGGTATTCCGTTACTCGTTCCCGTTATTCACAGGCCTGATGCGGTTCGTCCTTTTGGTCGTTCACGAATTACTAGAGCAGGAATGTATTATCAAAAATATGCTAAACGGACACTAGAACGGGCTGATATTACTGCTGAATTCTATTCGTGGCCACAGAAATACATTATCGGTCTGGATCCTGATGCAGAACCGTTAGAAAAGTGGAAAGCAACTGTTTCGAGCTTATTAACTATTTCAGCTAGTGACAATGGTGAGAAACCAAGTATCGGACAATTTACTACAGCCAGTATGTCTCCATTTACAGAACAGTTGAGAACGGCTGCTGCTGGATTTGCTGGGGAAATGGGCTTGACCTTGGATGACCTTGGTTTTGTCTCAGATAATCCGTCATCAGTAGAAGCAATCAAGGCTAGTCATGAGAATCTGAGATTGGCAGGTAGAAAGGCCCAGCGCTCACTAGGTGCTGGATTGTTAAACGTAGCTTATGTTGCAGCGTGCTTACGTGATGAGTTTCATTATGCCAGAAGCGAATTTGTAAGAACCACAGTCAAGTGGGAACCATTGTTTGAAGCGGATGCCAATACAATGACTATGATTGGTGATGGTGTTGTGAAGTTAAATCAGGCATTACCTGGTTATATCAACGCAGAAACCATCCGAGATCTTACTGGTATTGCAGGGGATATGTCTGCTAAACCTGTTGTAGAGATTCCACAAACATCATCTGATGTAGAAACTGGAGCAGATAAACAGAAAAATAGGATTATTTCAACCTATGAAATTACTTCTCTTTTAAGTAATTACCAAAAAGGTGTTTTATCAAAAGAAAATGGTATTTCTTTATTAGTGTCAACCGGAATCAACCCTACTGAAGCAGAAGAAATGTTGAACAGAACAAAAGTTTTGGAGCAAGTAGATGAATGATGAGATTGATGTACTACCTAAACTTCTTCAAGAAGTAAAAAAAGAATTTGAGCTTTCTTATGGAGAAAGTGAGATTATCCGAAATGCTTTTGCCACGTTGGAAGCCAAAAAAGCAACTTACAAAACAGCAAATGATTTTGCGATTGAAATTGGTGAAATTCTTTCTAAGGCTCTAGGAGCTTCTATAAGCGCTGATAAACTACCAAACGGTAGAATGTATTACAATATCGCTCAGCGCTTACTGACGGACGTGCTAGGACGAAATCACGAGCTTGTGAGTGGTTATGCTAGCAATGTTCAGAAGAATTTGAATGATGAAGCGAAAATTGGTCTGAAAGTTCAAGTCCCTGAATTAAATCAGGACCGAATCACTGGTATTGTTAATCGTTTTGCATCTGAAGACAATTTTGAAGATGTCAGTTGGTTGCTTGGTGAACCTATTGTGAAATTCACTCAATCAATCATTGATGATAGCATTCGTAAGAATGCGGAATTTCATCACAAGGCAGGATTGCAACCTGAGATTATCAGAAAATCTTATTTTCATTGCTGTGAGTGGTGTCAGGAGGTTCAAGGGAATTATAAATATCCAAGAGTTCCGAAGGACGTTTATAGAAGACATCAGCATTGTCGTTGTATTTTAGACTATGATCCGAAAAGCGGAAAAACTCAAAATGTTTGGACGAAGAAATGGAGTAAGGAAGATAGTAACTCTCACAAAGAGGAGCAAATTAAACAACAAAAACAGTACACTGAAAAAAATAATGAAAAAAAGGAATCTGAGTTCAAAAATAGACAATTGCTCCATTATAAAAATAAGGCAATTGATGCCATTAAGAAAACAGATATGTCCAAAAAAGTTGGGTCGGACAATTATAAGAAATTTATAGATATTTTTGATACAATTAAAGATGAAAATACGTTGAAGTTGTACCAAAAATTAGGATCAAAAATAGAGTACGAGAAACTTGGTAAAACAGGAAACTTTGCTGAGAAAAATCGTGTACAACTTAACCAAAGTGCTTTCGATGGGAAGGTAGTAAAAACTTTAAACAAATACTGGGCTAAACCAATGTCAACTACATTTCATGAAAATGGCCACGCTTTGGATTATTTGGGCCTACAAGCTATAACCAAAGGAAAAAAAGTTGTTATCGGAGAAAAGAAGGTACGACTATTTGGAGAAACGACAAAAGTTTCAGTATATGCAACACATAGTTCTCATTTACCTCAATATAATCTAAGAGAAACAATTAGAGAAGATTTATGGAGACGCATTAATGGAGATTTACCGATGATTAAAGAATTAGGTGAGAATCCAAAACAATCTGAAAAGAATAAAATCATTAAAATTGCAAAAGAAAATCAAAAAAAATTCCAGGAGGAGATGAAAGAATTATTCAAAGAAAATCCTTCTGCAGTTGCGAATCTTTCAGATATGGTAGAAGCTACAGGCTGGTATAAAGAGCCTCAACCATTTGGATATGGACATGGCAAGAACTACTGGAAGAAGCCAGGTTCGGCGGAAGCTGAGTTTTTTGCTGAGATTTCTGAACTGATAGCAGTCGACCCTGAAGCATATCAGGTGGTAAAGGAAATATTACCAAATGCAGTAAATGTTTATCACAAAATTGTTAATGATATTTTGAAAGGAGTCTAAAATGTTTCATGTGATTGATGAGGAAATAAGTCTGAGAGTAGAAATCGCGGAAGCTAAATATTTAATTCACTTTAGAGAACGGTTTCCGTCAGATATTTTTTTTGAGGATGAGATAGATTCTTCAATAGCTGAAAAAATTGAAAATGAAGTTGCAAAATGCATATCTCAAAACAAACCTTATGTTAAACCAGATGGTTACGAAGACCGTCTTTATTAATATAGCACTCGTAAGGGTGCTTTTATTGTGCTTTTGTTTAGGAGGTGATTCGATATCTCCCAGCGATAGGGTTATCATGCGATGACGATTGAAAGGAAATTAGAATGGCGAGGAAACAGAAACTTGGCAATCAGAATCCTAC